CATGTTCTATCGGATAATAATAAATGACCTAAATTTATTTGCTTATCTAAATCCATTACTGAATATAATCCCACATATATGCCATATCTCCGTATTCGTCAACAAACCATCTATCCCCATCTTCATCAATAAAACTATTTGAATCTGTACCATCGACAATAAACCCAAATGGTGCCATATCTTGTTCTATTTGATTTTTTTGTTCCTCATATAATCTCTTCCTTACGTCTTGATCTGTGAGCTCTTTAAAATAATCCTGTGCAACTAACCAAGCATAAATTACCAAACACATTGCAAGATCATCATTACAACCTTCTTCCGCTTCAAATGAATTGTGTTTTTGAATAAATGTTGTAAGTTCACTCATAATATCATAGTCATTAAAAAGAAGTTTATTTTCTTCTATCATGGTCTTTAGATTAAGACATCCAACTTTTTTTACTGTTTTGGACATCTTAACGCCAAGTTGAGTTTTTTTACCAGAAAATCCTTGTCCAACTATTTGTCCAGCTCTCCCCCTCATAGAGCACATGAGGAGATTTGTATATTCTAAGTCATAATGGATAATTGATGCTACCTGATCTCCAACATCATTGACCTCACACAGAATATATGAATTATTATAACTTTTTGCTACATCTACAATAATACTTGGAAAAAGCATTGGTTTAATTTCATTATTTCTATACTTTGCAACTATTTGATGGGGAAATGTTGTAATATCAACCACTGTAAATGCAGAATAATCATTACCAACACCTCTTGCAACGTCTACAGTTGTTAGATAGTCATGATTTTCTATAACTTCTTGATAGACATCTAGACCCCCGCTGCTTGTTTTGGGATGATCATAAACAAGAGATCTAAGTTTTGATGGTGCAATAAGAGTATCTACGGATCCTAAAAATTCACATTCAAATTCTACTTTAAATTGAGATTCTGATGTATTTGCTATTGTTTGTTTTTTCCATTCCTCATCTCTGCCCGGAACTTCACTCCAATGAACGTCGGTAAATACATATTCATTTTTTCCCTTTTCAGCGTCATGCCACATTCGGTAGAAGTGATTCATACCGTGTGGAGTAGAAACGATTATAACTTTGGTTTGCTTACCTGAAGTAATCGTAGGATATACTGATGCAAAAAATGAATCTGCAATATGATTTGGGACGAACGCAAATTCGTCCAAAAATAATATATTGAATGACATACCACGAACTGCAGAAGCAGAAGTAGAAGCAGCCAAGATTTTACTTCCATTTTCCAGTTCCAGAGAACCTTTGTTCCAAGAAACAATACCTTGTTGCATCCACTTTGGTAGATTTTCATATGCGGTTTGCAATCTGTCTAATAGTTCTCTTGCAGTCGCTGCTTTGTTTGCCAGAATACCAATGTTTACATTATCGTTAAAAACTGCATAATGTAAAAGAAATGCAACCACAGTAGTAGACTTACCAGTCTGTCTGGGCATTTTACAGATATTAAATCTGTGCTTATGGAAATTGGTAATTAATTTTTCTTGAAAATGATATGGTTTAAATGTCTGTAAACCATGATCTAGGGTCACAATTTTTACATAATTGTTAGCGAAATAAACAGGATCGTTCATGCACTTGACAATTTCAAGAACCTGTTCTTCTGTAAATTCGTGAGTAGTATTTGCTTTCTTTAATAAAGGATTACCAAGATATACATCATTATTTGGCATAATAAAGACCTATTAATTAATTACAGTTCCAGCGTTTGCGTGCTGCTTTACCTCTTTCTCCGGTCCAACTTCTAGAGCGACTGCAGAAATTTCTTCTTCTTTTCCAGTCCGCAGAACCTGGTTTTAATTCTGAAGGAGGTGTAGTAACAGCAGTTTTTAGTTTTGAACCTGGATTCTCTCTGCGATATGCCTTTACCGCTTCTGGACTTAATCCATCAGTTTTATCTTGACGATTCACTTTCTGCCAATCTTCATCAACTTCAACTTCTTCTCCCATAGGTTTTACATAGTTTCTATTGGGACCTGGTTTTGCTGAACTCCCACCTTGAGGACCAAATGCTTGAATCAATGGTTGTCCAGGTTGAATTTCCGAAACTGAATGATAAATTACCTTACTTCCGGGATAAACTTTTTGGAGTTCATCATTAATTTCTTTACGTGTTGGCAGTTTAACCTGAGGGAAAAACATTTTTAATGAATAATATTTTCCTCTCCAGGTTAAAGTTACTACAACAACATTTCCAGTTTGAGATTGCATTCTTGTGGATTCCTCTACTTGAGATTTAAACCCTTTAATTGGTTCTGGTTTTATAAGATCAATTACTTCAGCAAAGGTATTTCCATCGGCATCTTCAATAGTTACATTTTCTTTTTTAACGCAACGATTATATTTTTTACCAAAAAGTTCCTGGGTTCCTTTTTTCTTATATCCTGACCAACACTTCATTTCATCCACAATTTTATCTACAATTTTTTCTTCTTTTTTGATAGAAGGAAGTTCTGTGGTTGATCCAAGTTTTCCTGACGCTGCAGATCTTTCTCCTTGAGTAGATCCTTTTACGGCAACGTTTCTAATTTTTTCTCTTTTCTGTGCCTTTTTGTGTACAGATGGATCTATAGTAAATCCAACTGATTCTTCCATTTCTCCACTTGAAACATAATCTGCGGCAGTGTCAATATAATCTGCGGCTTTGGTAATTTTTGATTGGACCCATGCCTCTACGTTACCTTCACCTTTTCCAACCTTCGCTTGTAATCTTTTTGCTGCACTCATTAAAGTTTCTAATTCAGATCTTATCATGGAATATTCATGATCTTTTATGGAAACTTTGTCCCATGCCTTTTCTCCATAAGAGCATTCGGACCTTGTTTCTCTTTTATCGCATAAAGGACAAAATCTTTCTTCTTCGTGCATAGTCTCCTCCGATTTAGTTCCCCAGTTTGCAGCGCCAACTTTACGACATTTTACTAGTGCCCCAGAAGCATATGCACTTGGCCAAACGTCATATCTAGACTTTACCTTATTATAACAAGCATCTTTTTTGCCACTACCTTTATTTGGTTTGTCTTTTACTTCTTTTAGGTCCATCTCTTCAGTTCTTACGTTAGTTGGTTTTTCGCCACCAGTTTTTTCTGGTTGGTTTGGATCTAATCTATTTTTTCTTCTTCTTGCTCTTTCCTCTTCTTCATCGGATAAATTTGCAGATATTTTAGAACTTCCGCATTTTGGTGTAGAAGTTTGACCTGGTTGACGAGCACATGGTTTACCTGCCCATTTTCCGCCCAGCTGAACCCATCCTTTTTTACCATCAGAGGATTTTGATTTATTAAACCAATCGTGAAGTCCTTCATCTCCAGATTTATTTTCTTCTTTTAATTTTTCTGGTAAAGAAAATAAATCCCAATATCTTGGTCCATATTTACATTCACTTCTCAATTGAGTTTTTTTGCATTTTGGGCAATATCTTTTCTCATAATCAACATGAACTCCATTCATTGGCGGCATATGAACTGGAGAATCTACATCTCCCATTGCAACATCAGCATATTCTTTTACATCTTTAAATTTTTTATGCTCCTTTTTAGCACTCGCTTCCATTTTTTTCAGACGAGTATAATAATCTGGTATTTCATCTAGATGCTGAAGAGCAATATCCATAGCAAGTTTATGATCTTTAGTATGTTCATGCTCAATAGGTTCGCCCATATCCAGCTGCTTTTGTATGAAAGAAACATCTAGTCGATGCTTCTTTGCAATTTGCTCAACTGTTTTATGAGGTTTAAGTTTGCCCATGAATACTATAAAACTTCTTATTTATTTATTGTTCTAATTGTGCTTGAGATTGTTGCTTAAGAAGTTTTGCTAATTCTGCAGTTGATCCGACAAAAAGAGCGTTATTAACTGTTGTCGGACCTTTAATTTTTTCCTCTTCAATATCCTTTAACTTCTTTTGTAAATCCATCAATTTATCTGTTGCATCCGCGACATTTTTTATAAGTTGACCAGCAACTTCATATGCACGGGGCATTTCACTTTCCTGAGCAAGTTCCAAAATACCATTAATGGCTTCTTGCCCCTTCTCTATTAAAGAGTATAAATTTCCTCTGGTATAATCATAATCACTTTTTATATCATTAGAAGAAGATGATATTTTTTCTATTTTTTCAATGACATCACTTTTTTCTACAGGCACTATCTCACTTTCTACATTGAAAGTTTCATTAAGAGAGTCAAATTTTTTAGACATTTTCATACACTTTAAAATACTGATCCACTAAATCCAAAATCATCACCATCTTCAATTAGAAGATTATCTGCAGAAGTGATTGATTTAACTTCTGCCCCAGATAGATGTGAAGTTATTGTTGTCCCATCTCTACCTCTATTTACAGTGAGCATATTTCCTGATTTAGCAGTAACAAAAACTTCTTCACCCTCAATATCTAAGTAAGTGTTTGCTGTTATTGTAGATGCGTCATTGACAGTGACTAAGGTATCTTCGATACTAATATCTTTAGATAAATTAGTTATTATTGTGCCCGTGTAATTTTTAATCGCTCTTGGTTCTGCTGAATATACAATTTCTCTTGATGGTGAATTTGTAGTATCTCCAGCAATATAACCAATAGAAGTTTTCTTGATAATATCTTTCGTTGCAGAAGAAACAGGGCCAAACAGATAAGTCTTTGCAGTAAATCTTAGCGTGTATATGAGAACTCTTCTAGTTGTGAAATTACCCTCATAATCATCTTGCATTGTAATATTTTCAAGAACCACCGGTATGTCTCTTTTTTCATTAATTGCATCAACTAGCTCTACTGACATTGTATATGCCGGCTGGAAATATGGTAAAATTTGCTCTAAAATTTGCAAGGCATCATCATTAAGTTTGCACATTAGACTTAATTCAAATTGCATATTATAGGGAACTGGAAGATAAACCTTTTTAGTCTCAGTTCCGTCAACCGATGATTTTGCTGTAAATGTTTGAGTTGTAGTTGCTTTTCTAGAAGGATCATAAGTCAATCCAGTAAATTCAAATGACATTCTTGGTAATGTAATTTGAACCGGTTTATTTAAATCTGGAGATTGCTCTAACCTTGCAAGAAATTTTTGAGTGGGACCGTATGCAAGAGGAACCTTTATAATACTCTTTACATTACCATTATTATCCGTATGTTTGATGTCAATTTCATTAAACAAAGAACCAAAAGCAATTATAGTTCTTTTTAAAATTTCGTGATAAAAATATTCAAACATACTTTAATCCTTTTAATATACTATCTATAATAAATTATATTTATGGGATTCCAAATGGGTTAGATTCGCTGAAATCAATAATTTTATCTGCTTCTTCTTCAATTTCTTCATTATTTGCAAATCCGTCTTTAACAGCAAAAAATTCGACTTTTCTTAAGTAATGAGAAGCACTGGATGAAGTTCCAACTATATTTTCTCCCGAAATAAACTCCCCATTTACTTGTGATACCTCTAAAATGTTTGTTGTGGAGTTCCAAGATCTTACTCTTGCAGTTACTCCACTTTGAGAACCTGTTACAACTTCATTAAATATAAAGTTGCCAAAAGAATTGAATAGGGGATTACCTATTACAATCGTTGGTGGAACAGTATAACCCAGTCCAGCGTTTGTTATTCTAATTTGGGTTATTGATCCCGCAGCAGAAACAACTGCAGTAGCTGCCGCAGAAACTGAAGAAATCCCACTAAATGTTATAGATGGTGAGTTAACGTATCCGGATCCAGAATTAGTTATAGTAATAATTCCTACTATTCCATCCCCTATAAGCGCAGTCGCAGTAGCTCCTTTTCCACCTCCCCCAATGAATCTTACTTTTGGTGCAACAGTATATCCATATCCTGGGTTAATTATGTCTACACTTTGAACAGATTGTGCTGATGGATTCGTATTATCGTTACATACAACAATTCCAGATATCATCTTTGCAATAGCAGATGAAGTTGCACCACCATTTGGAGCAGAAGATATACCAACAGTTGGGACAGAAGTATAACCACCACCTCTATTTGTGACTGTTATAGATCTGACACCTCCATTAACAAGGCTAGTAATTGCAGATGCAGTTACTCCAAATCCTACCATTAAAAGTTTTTGTATATTTCCTATTGGTACAGATTCTTGACCACCACTTCCACTTATATTGTCATCAATATCTTCAATTCCAGTATCAATAATCTCATCTTCATATCTGAATAATTCGCATCTTAATTCGTAAGTATATAATCCCTGAAGTTGATAAAAAGGTTTTTCATGTTCTACATATTTAATCTCAAATAAACGATCTCCTAATGGAAAATAAATTAAATCCCCTTCTTTTGGTCTTGTAGATAATTTAATATTTGGTTGATTTGTAATTAATGGTGAAATATAAGTTTTAAATCTTTCTCTAGAAATAGTTAAACTTACTTCATTGAGAGCTTGTATTCCAAATTTTGATAAAATTGTTGGATTATCATTATAACCTTCAAAATTATTTAAATATGCTTCAATTGGATATGCACTATTAAATACAGATTCTATAACTTCCTTAATTACCTTTTTTTCGGTAATGTATTTCCTAGGTAAATAATAAACTTCAACACCATACATCCTCAACTGCTCATTAATTAAATCTTGTATGAGACTTTGTTCTGTTTTTGAACCTTGAAGAAAAAATGGGTTAAGCATATATTACCCTATCATGTCTAAAGGTGGAAGTTCGTAAGTGCTAGACATTTTTTCCATTAATATGTCTATTTCCCTTTGCGCGTCATCATACATCTGCCTGCCATTTAATTCAACCCCACCCGGCAATTTAACACCTGTAAATTTCATCATATTTTGCCCCCATTGTCGCTTAATCAGAGAAGTTAAATATGGTTTTAGAAAAGAATCATTCCATACTCTAGAATAATCATTTGGATCTAAAGTTGAATAACAATCAATTACAAAATATTGAGTATCGCTAACTGAAGACCAATCAATATCCAAGTATAATCTATCTTGCCTTTTATTAAATCTTATTTGTTTATGTGTATTTAAAAGGAAATCAAGATCTTCTAAGTATGTCTTCACCATAGCATAACTCAAGAGTTCCGTTGTTCCCCAATAATAAATATCGTTTAAAAATAATTGATATTTAACACTAAACATGTTATGGGTAATTGTATTAGCTCCATCAAATGTGAAGATTTTATTAACACCTATAACACTTGGAGGAACTTGAAGATAATTGCTATTTTCATAAAATGTAAACGTTGTAGCAGTTCCTACTATATTTGAAGATGCAGAGGTAGTAGCTATCCCAACAGAACTAGTTGCATTAGTCCCATAACCAGCTCTACCTCTATTAATATCATCTTTTGTTACTTTATACTTATAAAAGGTTGGATAAACTCCATCAAAATGTCTTTCTTGAAAAAATTGTACAGCGTCATCTACTAAATCTTCTATCTGCTCATCTGCAACATTAATTTCTAAAACTGGCGCTCCCAGTTTTCTTTTACAGTAATCTATCAGTTCCTGCCTAGTTGATGGTTGCGCCATTTATTTTTATTCTACTTTAAAATATTTATGTTTTAAAGGGTATCATTTGAGAAACAACTTCTTGCTGTTTTAAATATAACTTATAGTAGCATTTTGCAACATTTTTTAAAGCATCCAAATCGGATAATTTATCAATTTCTGATGATACTTTAAAATATTCAAAACTTTTACTCAAATTTTCAAGTTCTATATTATCTGGGTTCATTTATTAAACTCCTAAGTAAAGATTTGATCTCCCCAAGATCATTTTTTATATTAGCAACATCATCCTCTAAGTTTTGTATCTTTTGATTGTCATTATTTTTTATTTTTTTTCTTTCAATATATTGGTTATAGTCCGTCATATTTGTATTAATAATTGAATTTGTAATTGGGTCCCTTAAAAGATTATTGTGACCATCAACTTTTAAATATTTCATATTAATTATGCAAGGGTTATTACTCTTAGATTTTTAACTCTAGGTGGATACGCTTGATTTGTAGAAGTCAGTATCAATTTAATTCTATAGAATCTAAATGATGGCAGTTGATCTGCAGTAAAATTATATTCTTTAAATTGTAAATTTTGAGACTCAAACCCAAGAATTGTAGAAGGTTGAATATATGTATCTGGTAGACCATCACTATTTGAAAAATCTATGATTTGCTTTCTAACATCTAGGTTATTATATCCCGGGAAAGGAGTAAATATAGGATTGAAGTTTTGAGATTCTCCTATAGCATATAATACTCTAATGTCAGAAAAATTATTGATATGGGCATCTAAAATAATTTTAATAGAAGATGCCGAATTTTCCAATCCTATTTCTTTAGAAATATATTGGAAAGAAGATGGATCTGTTCCAATACTATTCACTCTACTGTCAGTAGCATAGTTTTGAATTACTTTATTAACTCTATTGGAAGTTAAAATAGCACTCATTCTTTGCGTATCAATAACTGGAGTTATTCTTGAGTCAGATGAATTCAAGAATAATCTTAAATTCATTGATTTATTCCCGGGAAGTTCAGTTAAGTTTACATCTTCATTGACTTTAGATGCTATAAGTCTTGGACTATCAAAGTAAGTTGTTTTATTTAAAGAAATAGCTTCAAATCCCTGATCTATAAATGGAATCTCATTTCCACTAATACTAGAACCACTAATAGTTCTAATCTCAGAGTTGATATTTGTACCCTGAACAGTTGTATTTTGTATTGATAAGTTAATTAGTTCAAATGGAATGTTTTGAGTTGCCTTAACATTGAATCCACCGGCAGATTTTGTTTGATTGAAATATAATTCAGGGTATCCAGATCCAGTTGTTCTATCTACTCCATCTGCATTCATTTGTATTTTTATATAATATGAATCAAAATTCAAAGGATCTGCTAATGTAACATCTTTAAGATAGTGGGTCTTATTAATTCTCTGCAGAGAAACTCCACCTAACTCATATTTGTATACTGGACTTCCAGATAAATGAGTGGTTGAAGATTGAGTTAAATTATTAAAATATGTTGGATCTATATAACCAATTCTTGTAATATTGTTTAAAGATCCAGAACTAACTGATTTATATTCAAAGATCTCATTTCCAATTAAAGCATAACCTGGATTAGTAGTTGCAACTCCAACATTTTCAAAGGATGCAAAACTAGAAGAATTTTCAATTAAGATAGATGATGTGGAATCATAGTTGTAATCTGAAGTTAGTTTTGTGGGTGAAATATCAGATTCAACCCCAGAAATTTTAACATAGTTATCTTCAAAGTACATTCCATGATTCTTATGATTTACTAGAATATGGAGACCATCGGACTCTACATCAATACTAGAAATTTGTACATTTCCCCCAGAAGTACTATTCAATGTAGTAGTTATTCCTGATGAATTGGAATATACTACAGTTTTTGCTACTCCAGCAACAGAGAAATTGCCCTGAACATTATCTAATATTAATTGAGTAGTACTTCCAATTGAAGTTAGAGAGAATAATGCCCCTCTACCAACAGTAATATTTCCTACCGAAGTTATTCCTAATACATCTCCAACCTTGTATCCATTTCCTCCAGAAGATATAGTAGCTGCTATAGCAACTCCATTTGATATTGTAACCTCTGCAATAGCATCCTTTCCAGATCCAGTCAATGTTGATAGTTTGACATTTTGGAAAGTCAATGCTCCAGATGAAGGAGTATATCCTATACCAGGATTTATGACTTGAAGAGTTCCTGTAGATTGTCCTGCACTGCCGACATAATTTGCACTAGCATTAGTCCCCTGCTGGAAAACTGTATTACCAAGAATTAAACCAGCGTCATTTAATGAGGAAGATATGCCAATTCTTATTCGTTTTGAATTTAAAACCAATGAATTTGGAAGTAGAGTTGCTACTTGCGAATTTCCAGGGCTCAACTCTGGACTGTATAACTCTAGTCTTCCGGAACTTAAGAAGTTAGCTCTATATAGAGTAAACTTCAGGTCTTCCCATTGGCTTGCTTCCCAAGTTGAAGCATTTTGTGACTTAAATAGAGATCCAAGATATGGTTGATTTACATACGATTGAGTTAGAATATCAACTTCTCCAGACCTAGAAATAAAGACATTATATTTGTTGGAATTTGAACCAACAATTATGGCATATTCTTTACCACCTTCCAAGTATACCGGAGATTTGAATGTGAAAATGGTTGGAATTGATCCATCTTCTGAAGTTCTAACTCTCTCTGGTTCTAAATTGATTTCTGAAAATGGAACTACGGTTTGGGTTGGATAACCGCCCTGCATAGTTCTTATTTGTAATCTAACCGGAATTCCGGCATCATCAGTAGACTTAAAGAAAAGTTCGCATTTTGTTAAGAATATGCCAGTTTCTTCTTGGACTAAGAATGACTGTGCAAGAGGATCCCACCATGGGCATCCATACCAGTTAGTATACTTAGAAACAACTTCTGTACTTACTAATTGATTTCCAGTAGTTCTTGATACATCTTCTGACTGAGTTTCTTGTCTTTGTTCAATTTTGGCATTTCTTGTAGAAATAATATCTTCCTGGACAGTTTCAATAGTTCCACTTGAAATGAATTTTTCTTCAGAAATAGTAGAAGCTAAGTTTTTATCATTTATTGAGTTGTTTATTAATCTGAAAATTTTAGTTCCATTTTCAAATCTAGGATTAACTGCAAAATTAGGATCAGGAATATAAAAACTTCCTATCAGAGAAGTATAAACATCTGATATTAGTCTAACATTACTAATCGTTGCTATCGCACCGCTAGTTTTTCCAACTAAAGTCATTCCAGATTGCACCCATCCACTAAACTCTCCTTCTGTTTGAGTAGATAATGAAAATGTATCTACGTTTAAAATAGTACTTGTTGAAGAATATGTAGAAGGTAAAGGTTGGCTTGTATATGGATTTAGTGGGTATGTTGAAGATGGGGAATTATATGGACCTTCTTTATGATTTGATTGAGCAACTCTAAAACTAATTTTTGGCGATCCCTGATTATTAATTGGTTCTGAAACAGAAGTAGATTTTAATTCTCCTATTATAGTTTCTCCAATTTCAAAAACACCAGATACCATACTAATTTCTAATAATTTTGGAGTACAGTATTTTGTTACATCAATGCCATCAAAGAATGCATAAACTTGAGTTAATGGTTTTACATTATTTGAAGTGAACTGGATATTACGAGATCTCAAATATTGGATTAAATCTCTGCTTACAACTCTATCCCCTAAAGAAGTCTGATCATACTGTTCGGATACAAATGTAGTTGTTCCTGTCCTTGTCTGTACTCCTGTTTCTTTTACTTCTTGGTAAGTATCTTGAGTAACTGTTCTTGTAGTGTACCAACCACCATAATATCCATAATATCCATAATATCCTCCCCAGTATCCATAATATCCATAATATCCTCTCCAATTATACCCATAATATCCATAGTACCCATAGTACCCACGATATGCATATGATGTGTTATATTGGACAGTTTCAGTAACTTCTTTGCCCGTCCAAGTAGTCTCCCAAGCCCCCCATACTGTAGGCGAATAACCAGTCTGTGGATCAACGTTAAATTGCTCTGAAGCAACTGCCAATACCTGAGCGTAATTTCCATCAACATTAGTTATTTTTGGATCTAATCTGACAGTATCGATCCAAGTATCGGAAGCAGGAGAAAGCTCAATATTTCCCTGCCAAAAACTGATTACAAATGGGGTAACGTTTTCTGTTCTAGTTGCAAAAGATTGTTTTAACCATTCAACCTCTGAATAATCTAAAGTTATTAAATCTCCAGTTTTCCTAATGTTAGTTCCTTCTGGGGTAATAAATTGATAATCCTGCTGTAAGTTTTGTATAGGTCCATGTAATAAATCTACTGAAGTTGTATAGTGCTTTGGTCTTAACTCCTTATTTTTAGGATCTATACTATTTTCAAAAGGTAACCCATTTTCTTGAGATATTACATTTGTAAAATTATCTACAAAAAATCCAGATTTAAACCTATCTAATCCGTCAGAATCTGTGATTGATAAGTTAGCAGTGCTTGATTCAAGAATACTTAATGAAGTATAGTACTCAAGATTTTTAATTCTATCCTCAAGATTTTTAATATCCACCATTCTATATCTTTTATGATTAAGAAATTGAATGGATGCTTGGGAAATATCAAACAAATATGGGGGTAAAGTTACTGTAGCTATTTCTAATGCATCATCTGCCGAAATTGGTTTCTCTGGTTTTTCGGCTGGGACTCCATATTTAACTTGGAAAGTGCCATCTCTACTTACAAAAATCCTATCAATTCTTCCAAGATAGTATGAAAATGTAGCTATAATTGCTTCATCTGAAGCAAGAATATTTGCCGCAGAATTTCCGGATTGATTAAAAGTTCTTCCATAAAACTCAAATGGAGACCTTGAACTTTCAATGCCCACATAATTAGAAACTCTGGGTCTAATGTCAATTATATCACAATTTCTAATTGAATCGACAGTTTGGATATCTTTTTTATAATCAAATCCACTATATGAAGATATAGTTGTAATATCTCCATTGTCTGAAGATTCATAGTAAGCACTAGAAAAATATACTTTTATTTTTCTAGTTGGAGATGAAGCAGATGGAATTCTGTTAATTGACCCATAACCATAAAAGGTTCCTTTTTGTCCATTATCAAACTTAAAGTTTGAAGAAATATTGGAACATGTTACTCCAATCGAAGTTACAACTGCTTGTAAATTTGACTCTCTAAAAGATACTGTTTCCCCTTCTTGGAGGTTATTTTCATTTAGTGGAATAAAGGATATTTGACTATCCGTTATTTGCTCTGCATACAGTCCTATTGCTCCACTTATTTGTCCAACAAATGTTTCTCCAACAATTAAATCGCTAGTCTTTGTTGTTGGTCCATTTATAGAAGAAAGAATAATTTTAGGACATGATGGATCATTGAGATCTCTTGACTCATAAATCCCATGGACATTAATTATATCTGGAACGCCTAAAGATATATTTTCATCTTGAACTCTGGTTCCGTATGGATAGTTACCATAATACAATCCATCATTTAAAGTAGAAGCGCCAATGCCAGAAGATGAATTATTTGATTTATTAATTACTATGGTAGAGATTCTTCTCTTTAATTTATTCTTTGCTTTTGGTTTTATCTTTCTTAAAGTAGTTATTAATGTTGCAGGTCCATTTGTCGTCAAATTATAAATTTGTAGTTGTGTTGATCCGTCAACAAAATCAAATTTATCTTCAGTTAGTGGCTCAAATCCACCGTCAGCGCGAATTAAAGTATACCTTTCTTCATCAAATGGTAAAAATGTCTCATTTTGTCCAGCAGAAACTGGGGTAGAAAGTTGATTTGAAGTAATTGTAACATCAAAGGTTTTTCTAATTGTCAGTTGTGCATTGGTTAAATCAACAGATGCAATGTTGGGTTTAGGTAAAGTTGTATATAAAGTATCGTCTATAGAACCTGTCAACATTGTGTTTAAGACAGTAAAATCCGTTACATTAATAGAGCTAGAAGGTAATCCCCCCTCATTAATTCCTACTACTGTAGCGATTCCACTAATAGTTACAAAAGTCAGACCAACCCCAACTACTCTTGAATATACGGGAGTTGAAAATGAACTATTACTATACTTTACAATATCGCCCGCCTTTAAAAGATTTCCTGGAAAATTAGTGTTTGTGCTGGTTACTGTACTAATTCCTCCAGAGTTTCCACTAATTGTTGCAATACCAACTGATATATAATTTGATAGTATAGAATTAGCGTTAAATGTTTTTGCTGATCCAACTATACCATATACTGATTTTACATCAGAAATAGAATAAGAAGTTATTGCTGTAGCTACTCTATTGTTGTCAATGCCATCAATTGCAAATGACTCAAAAGGTATGAAATTACCACTCTTTTGATATAATGTAATTGTGCTACCATTTGTTACAGAGTTCTTAAGGAAAGCTGTTGCCCCACTACTTTTCCCTTTAATAAATGATGGAACTTTTAGAGTAATTGGTTCATTTAAAGTTATTTCTGTAGTTGTTTGTAAATCATATAATGAAATATTCCAACGATTTAAGTTTGAATTTGTTAAATATGAACCAGATTCTAACTTAAAGTCATATACCCTAGCAACACCAATTTCCTTACCAGATGCAGTATTTGGGGAAGATCCTACCCTTTGATCTCTTAGACTTAAAACATACGTGTTACCTATCCCTATAACTGGATATCCATTAACTGTATCTAAAACTAATGTTGACCCGGTATTATATACTATTGATCTATCATTTAAAGTTGCAGTAGTTCTAGGCTTATCTGAATCTAGAAATACGGGAGAGACTGTTTCTACTTCATATCCCCTAACAAATGCTTTTCCTGGGGAAATTTGGTATACTGCAAGACTTTCTGATGGGGTTGATCCATTATAAGTAAATTGATTTTCATTAAATATGCCACGATTTCCAAGATTATCATTTAGAGATTCTTTTACATTTAAATCAAAAGGAGTTACATAATAATCTCCAGATTCTGCATAAGTTCTTCTTGCAAGTTCATCTCTTATCAAACTATAATCTGTTGTAATTCTATTGGTTGAAATTACACCATTTTTAATTGTTGCGAGTTCTATAAAATTATTATCATTGAAATCAGTTAGGTCTTTTTTGAATAAAGAACATGTAATTTTTAATCTATCTGCTCCAGGAGACCCATAGTTATTAAATCCTTGCGAATTATCATTTAAGTTTTCGTCAATATCAGAATTAACAATTTCTTCATTAATAAAAAGACCAACTCTATAGTTAGGAGAGTTTGAATACTGATCAAGTAAGAGAGTTTCTGTATTTACTAAAACAAAGTGACCACGTATAAAATAAACACCTTCAGAAATAGAAAATGCAGATCCTACTGATGTTGAATTGCTTGCTAAAGTAATACCAAAAGGAGATCCTGCAGTAATTAAACTATTTCCTAACAGACCAGATGTGATGTCTATGCTTGATGAGAGATTTTCCCCATCAAAAAAAGCAACGGTAGAATTATTTTGAGTACTTGACCCCAAATAATTTACATATAGTGTGATATGTTCTCTTTCAGATTCACTTGATAGTAAAACTTTCTCAACTATTGCAGTAACTCCAGAAGTTTGTCCGGTAATTTTAGAACCAACCAATTGAGATGCATATGCATCCAAAGGAACCCCTAAATATGAATTATTAAGTTCTACTGCATAATAAAATTGATTATATGTAGTATTTCCGGGGATAACTTTAGATCCTTCTTTAAAAAAGTGCTGACCAAATTTTTCAATTTGATTTTGTAGAATTGATTGTAAAGTTGTTAATTCTCTTGCCTGAACTGGATAACCAGGTTTAAAAAGAACACTATAATAGTCATTATTTGCATCAAAATCATCAAAATATGGTGATACATTAAGGTTGGTTATTTGAGACATAATTCGTTAAAACTGCAAAATGACTTTAATATCTTCTTTTTGGTTTATAGATCTGGTAATTGAAGGCCTATTGTCAACATAAATTATGTTTCCGGAATACTTTTTGACCTCTGGATTTGACAGACCATTTACGAAACTTTGACCAAGGTAGTATATTCTATTATTTATTACTGTTGATAGACCTACAAAGGAAGAGTCTATTGATAAGGTTTGTCCTGAATTTCCATTTATAGTTAGACTTCCTCCGGGTAAAATATTACTTGTAAATTCTACCAAATCAAATCCATATGGTGCATTACTCTGAGCAGTTCCGACAGTATTGAACCCAGATAATGACCTATCTTGCCAATACTTTAGAACCCCAGTAGTAGAATCATAATTTACTACATATCCAGCAGCAGTAACTCCAGTACCTATGGTTTGTGTTATGGTGGAATCTGGCGAAAAAGTAGCAGAACTATAACCAGCACCAGTCAACTTTAATGCATAAACTGCACTTGCCTTATCTAAAGATAATGTTTCTGAAGATGCATATGATTTTGGATTTTCTACTATGCCAACCCTAGCAATCTCATTCCCCGTAATAAAATCTGGATTTTGAACATCATTTTCTAATCTAGAGTAAACAAGAACATTATATGCGCCGAGTTCTCTGTAAATATCAGCACCATGTCCACCTTTAGGGGGAATAATAACATCAAATGTTGGTTGAATTGTTCCTGTTGGAATATCTGCAGATGTCAAATCAACATTTCCATAAGTATACCCAGAACCCTGATTTGATACTACGATGGTTTCAACTTGCTGATCATTATTGATAGTAATAGTGCATTCTGCTCCAGATCCATCCCCTTTAATTGGTATCCTAGGGTAAGTTTTGTTTGCTGTTCCAATTCCAACTCCCCTATTAGTAATAATTACAGTTTTTATTGATCCTTCTACTGCATTGTTTCTAACAGAAACATTTTCTACACTAGATTCCCAGTTCAAAGGAACTGGCATAAAATCTGTAGACTCAAACTTTACAATATCTCCAGGACTAATAGTATAAAGATATTTCCAAATATAACCGTCACCACTTGTTCCTGCAGATCTTGGTTCTAAATCGACAAAAGTTGGCTCATCTAGTGATGGTTTCCCTTTTGGATTATCTGGGCTAGTTCCATTTTGTAAACAGACATAAACTCTATAATCCCTATTTAAAACATAATATGAAGATGAGTATAAACTAGTAGATCCTGAAACAGGAGCTATATTAGATCTACTATAGTCATGTCTATAATAATCATAAGTGTTTCCTGAAGTCCAAACTCTTTTAGGAATCACTTGTCTAATATCAGATGAAGTGATTTTTTTTAATGCAATTATAGTATCCCAATAATTATTTTCTTCATCAAAACTATCCTTTGGCGAAGGAGGACTTACATTCCAAGTGCTTAAAACAGAGGTTGGATTTGGCAATCCAACAAAGGTATAATATGAATTTATAGAAGTCGTTACTCCTGCAATAAAATTTTTAGCATTTAATATTCTAATTTGATCAGTTATAATTGCAGACATTTTTATGGTTTTTTATTTATTTATGAGGTGTAATTTAAATATTTTAGTGGAACTGATCTATGAATAATAGTTCCAGTAGAAATTCCAGAATAACCATTTGTTGTGTATGAGTTATACGAAGTTTCTTTAGATCTATATTTCAACATAATTTTACCCCAACTATAATTTCCATAATATCCACTATTACCTAATCCGGTTAGACCATTATATCCAGAAACGCTCACAGTAACTCTAGCAACATATGTTACCCCCTGCCCAACTACGTTGGTTGTTGCCACAGATACAGAAGCAACTTGATATACTCCATCAATGAAACTTCTTCCAACCCCTATTACAGAACCAGAAGAATTTAATGCAGTTAACCCCTTTCCAACGTTTGAATCTGATATTACAAAATAGTATCCTGTTTGAATTCCACTTAATGTAGTAATTCCCGTAATAGAACCATCTCTCAAATATGAATTTTTTGGAATTACAAGATCAAAGACTATTCCTGTTGATGCTATACCAACTGAAGTTGTTGATATACCACTTATAAATCCAAAATCGCCCTCATAAGTTAAAACGACATTTTGCTCTTTTTGTGTTGATGGTGGTTCTATTAGAACTTCTGGTCTTGAAGTTTGTGAATATCCAACAACAGATCCAGAAACAACAATAGAAGTCACTATTCCAGAAGTAATATAAGAAATTGCAGATGCGCTTGTAGTTCCAACTCCAATTGGATTTTGTATCGATACATTAGGTGGAGTGAGATATCCACGTCCTCCATTTACTATATTGATACTTGAAATCGTACCTGCAGCGGATACAGTAGCAGTGGCACTCGCAGAAACTTTCGCATCTTGAGAAACAAAAGTTATATTCTTTTGGAAGTTTAATGATACATTATTTTCGTTGATTGGATTGAAGAATGGTCTTATATTATCAACAAAAACAATTGTCGATCCAACACCAACTGGACTTATTAAATATGCTAAAGGAGTAATTATTGGTTCATATAGGGATCTATTTTTATTTACTGGAAGTTCATTAATAATTTTATCTTCAGTTTGTCTACACCAAACTATAGGTCTTCTGAGGGATTCATCTGATGTGTTTCCTGGACCAAAATATGGGTTAGTTTCAACCGTGTCTAATGATAAAATATCAGTAACATATCTTGCGTCCTCAAGTAAAGAAGGAGATTGTCCAATAAATGAATCATATGTTAATGTTAGGTCATCACCTATTTTTACTGTTTCTATTATATTTCTGAATATAACATCAACTCCTTCACCACTTCCTTTATAGAATAAAATTTTACACGTATCTTCTGGTTTTGGAGCTTCAGTAAACCTAATTTTACTTCCACCATTAAAAATGTAGGAATCTCCAGGGATCTGTAGTATGTCATTTATAAAAACTAAAAGATTATATTGTATATCAATTAGAGATCCTTTCTTTGCATAGATTGAAATTGATTCGCCAAGATATAAAAGTGGGAAGACAACTCTTCTACTATTGAATAAAGTTTCAATCTTATCTAAAGGTTGAATTTCTCCAATTGACCAACCAGTAAACTTATCAGTAAATGTTTCTTGTACACTAATTTGAAACTCATTAAATACTGAATTCGAAACTGTTGGTATGCCTGATACCCCACTCGTAGGTAATGTTAATATGTCTCCAACTTCATATCCATATCCAAAATTCTTAATTTCAAAGGAAATTACACTGGATCCTTGACCAACAACAATATCAATTGTTGCTTGAGTTCCTATTCCAATGGACGGTGATGATACGCTATAAATTAAAGGAATATCGGAATATGATATTGGATTATCTATGACAACAATAGGAGGATTACTTGTAGTGTATCCTATTCCTGGATTTGTTATAGCGATACTTACAACGTTACCATTAATTATTGAAGCGATGCCAATAAATTCAATACTATTTGATTCAACTGAAGAGGTTGTGACACCAACTCTTATAGGTACTGTATTAATTCCACTAAGAGATTGAATATATGACCTATAACCAGAACCACTGTTTCCGATACTTATTGCGGAAATAGTCCCTGCTGAAGAAACTATAGCGGTCCCTCCAGCACATACTAATGGTTGATAACCAAAACCTTCAGTTGATCCTACAGAAACTATTATTCCACCGGATGGGAAATCAGAGGTATTAATATCCGATGCAATCGAAGTTGCAGATCCAACAAAATTAACTGATATTACCCCACCTGATTCTGATAAAGTATAATTGCTATTTAATCCAGGTCCTTGGAAAATGTCATTTATTAATAGTATTGCATTTTCTTGGGAAATATCTTCAACATTTGATCCATTCTCTTTTAAATCAAATATTTTATTAATACCATCAAAATCCTTTGAAATATCATCGAAAACGCTATTTTTATAATAAGACTCATTTGTTCCCTCACTAATTCCAGATCTCATAAAGGTTCTTCCATGGAAAGTAGATCCTGTAGAAATTCCTACCCAATCTCTTTCATCTGGTGGGTTTGTTGTTGTTCCTAGAGGAATATTCCCATATGGAGCATCTACAAAGTTCAATATATTATCAACAATGTTATAGTTTCCAACTATCTTTGTTACTACAGTTTGATTGGTATGGTCTTCAACTTCAGTTCCCATCCAAGGGCGCATAACCCTAACAGAATTAGTGCCTCCCACTCCAATATATTCTATTTTCATTATCTCATTATTAATTTTAATCAAATCACCTATGAAGAAGTTAGAAACATTATCCAAATATAATACATCATCTTCTATTAGGAAATCTGAAGATAATTTTGTCGTAGATGATGTTGATACTAACGGAGACTGTATTACATTATCGATAGAAATTAAAGCTTTTGAATTTTGTTTGATGGATGTAAATAAATGACTAGATCCAATTCCCACAGAAGTAATATTTAATGCCTTTGGTATTTCCTTCAAGGCGTCTTCGGCGTTCCTTGCTAATTTTATTGTATTTTCATCTATTTTTATTACATATACCTCTGATGGTAATTTATTTGTTGTTCCAATTCCAACACCAAAATAAGTACTTGCGATACCAATAGGTGAAGATTGTCCAAAAACATCTCCTGGAGTATATGTAACCTTTTCTCCTGTCGTTAAGAAATGATTAGTTATTTTAATTGTACTTGATGCGATACTTACGATATTTGAATCTGATGCATTAATATACTTTCTAAAAATCGGATATCCTTTATGCTTAAGCTCAAAAGAACGCCTTAAATCTCTTTCAGTTCCATAATATACCCCATAATCTGAGGTAAACGTATTGTTATTATATTCTGTAATTATATTAGTTGGATCATAATGACTAAGGCTATTAAAATAAACTTTTACTTTAAGATCTACTCCCGCAATTGGGGTGAATAATAATTTAGTAGAAGATGTAGATCTTGCTGCTCCAACTGTCCCTAACCCGGAATAAGTAGTTAGATTTCCAAATTCTGTGAGATAAACTTGATTGCTATTGTTTAGAACAATTAATTCTGATAATTGATGCCTATTGTTTGTTACATCAGAAACTTGTACTATAAAGTAACCGCCACCATATGGATTTGGATACTCACTAATTATATTAGGATAAGGTGTTGAAGTTGATGCAATTGAAGTAGATTTCGCTTCAAATTTTGCATACTTCATATCAAAAGTTCCTATCCCAGATGCAAATGTGTTTGCAATTGAAATTTGAATGGTGCTAACTGATGCGGCAATTCCAACATTCGGAGTAAAATCAATGTTTAAATTTGTATCCGTTAAATATGCATAATATGTACCAAAACCAGAAGATGAGGATGAAGATGTTGATTGAGTATCTAATTGTCCATAAGTAAGTAATTCAACGTTTGATCCATCATGAATTACATTAATCTCATCAAATTCATATTCACCATTATTAGCAGCAATTTCTACCAAAACTTTAACAGAAGTGTATGTACTTCCTACCCCAACTATGGTAGTAGATCCTGAAGATACAAAACTTGTGTTTGTGTTTATTTCAACTATTCCACCTATAGAAGTACTACCTATTCCTGCAAAATTATCCTTTAAATTATAAGATAAGGTGGATATCTCATAGTCATTTACCTTATATTTTACTGGATAGAATAGTATAACTCCCTCAGTATCTTCAACTCTAAAATCAAAAGAACCTAAGTCATTAATACTTTCTACTCTTCCATATTGATTCAAATATCCAATACTATTATCATGCAATAAAGTCAAAATCATCATCTGTCTTTGACTTGTATAACGTCTATCTTTTACATAGGTAATGTATTTTTGCGCCCTAGCATCTGTAAGAGGGAATCTATGAACGACAGAATATCTCTCTGCTCTTGGATTGCTATTAAAGAAACTACTTATATCATCTATAGATAATACTCTATTTCCAATAGATTCAAAATAATCTGTTATTATTCTACTTGAGAAAGTTATTTCATCTGAAATAACTCTTGAACCAATTATTAAAGCATTTTCTGAGGCTAAATCAAAATCATATACACAATTTAAACTTGCAAATCCATCAATATCAACAATCACATCGACCAATGAGGTAACATCTGTTCCAATTCCACAATATTGAGTAGATTCTAATTGATAATCGCTAAACTTTCTAAATCCTGCAGTATGATTTAATGAAGATACTGCATTTTCCCAAGTATCATAAGGAACTTTTGATTTTAGTGAATATGAGAAGTTTTGGTAATAGAAATTATCTTGCAATCTTTGGAAGATGTTATTTAAAATACCAGTTTCTGATGCCCACCCTCTTTCTACTTTTGAATATGAATTCAAATTAATAAATGAATCAAAATTAAGAGAGGAGAAAATTAATCCTTGAGTCTTTGACGATAGACCTTCGAGAATCTGACCATCTGTTAAAATTTGTTTTGAAGATATTGTTAGATATTTAATATTTTCATTCCAATCCTGAACAAATCCAATTGGGAGATTTTCTCCACTATACTTAATTTGTTCATTTTTAAAGAAATTATTTGGTTTTGTTATAGATTTAAATATTGGAAAATATTTTTCGGGAATTACTCTTCCAGAAGAATTTTCTGGGTCATAATTTCCAGGAACTTCTCCTTGTTTTAAAAATT